TATATACCACTGCTCACCAGTTGCGTCGTGTACGAACGTCCCCCCGGCATTTGATCCCAGCTTGTCCCCGACCTTGGTAAATTTATTGATGTGAAGTTCTTTAGACGATGGGATAGCCCCATTAACCGGTAGGGGTTTTATTTTAGACGGGGTGGGTATCTTAACCTTTTTGTTGGCCGCGGATAACGCCGCTTGGATACTATCCTGAACAGGTTGTGGGGCTTTGATAAGCTGCAGCCCGGCTTTAATCTTGTATAGGTAAGTGGTACTGAATTTTCCGAAACTCTCCTTGACCCCGGCGGCGCCCATTGAGTCGAACCCTTCTACAAGGTCTTTGATCTTTGTGGTCAAGGCCGCAGAGTTGTGCTTGAATAAGGAATCATCACTGAGCAGGGAATAATTTATGGCGGGTGCGGCAGGTGGGGCAACAGGGGACGCCGGTGCGGGCGGTATTGGCTTGGTAATATCGGCGGCATTTATCAGCTTTGTGTCCCCGGCTACAAAATCGGTAAACACCGGCGCTTTAGTTTGACCGGCCAGGAACTTACTGCCGGATGGTGGGACTTTCACCCCCTCCATGGCTGTCGGGTATTGAGCCTTCAGGTCAGAAAGGGAATACACCTGGCCTTTGTCATTTGCAAAATTGGCTAGATCAAAATTACCCTTACGGAACAGATCCCCACGAACTTTGCCCAGTATTTTATCCTGCACCGCATGATCTTGCCCAGCTAGCCAGTCACCATACTTTATGTCAGCGGGAACCAGCCCATCCTTTGACGACCTGAAACCAGGACCCATCTCTTCAATGTCAGCCCCTAGCTCTTTCCAGGTCTTCAACTCTGGAACTTGAAACGAGCGACACCTAACATGCCGCGGGGGTATTGGTCCGGACCCCAAGGGCCAAACGGATCCTGAAAGGGTGGCGCAGGTTATAGTGGTGCGGCCATCAAGCGTGGAAACAAATTGCCAGCCCTTAACCACATCCTTGTTCATCTGCAAGGTTAGATGGGCGGCCTGATTTGATACATGATTAACCGCAGTGCGGACCACCGCTTCAGCATGCCTGCGACTGACATTTAGAACCCCGTCTTTAAAGCCGTTTAATTTGGTACCAGCCAGACCTTGGACCATTTGTTCGACGGTCTGTCCCTCGACGACGGCCATGCGCATACTGCGTGTAACCAGCTGCTGTTTGTCCGAAGCCAGTTTTGCGAACCAGTCTTTAAGCAGCCCACCCTGCATCGGTTCGCTCTCCACCACCGCTACCAGTTGATCCACTGATGGTGATGTGAACTTATATCGTAAATCCGGGCCGTCTTGGGTCAGCTTTCCAGCTAACTTAGCCGGCAGGTTAGCCGCAGCGGCCGGCCCCGGACCAAGACCGGCGTCGAGTATCTTTAGTTCTTTGGCTGCGGCCACCGCGGCCAACTCTTGCAGTTCTGTTACCAACTCAGCGTATGCTTTCTGACCCCCGGCGTAGGACAAAACCTTGATGTCCTCTGCGGCAGCTTTAAGCCACTTTACAGTGTACACCCCATTGCCCGGGTATGCCGACAATTTAGCCACCAGGTCTTCATCGGCCTTGGCGATGACCCCGAGCACTTTGTTAACCACACCCTGTTCATACTTGAGCAGAGTGGATTGATATAACAAAGCCTCATCTAGTATATTTTTGCTGACTCCAGGCATTTACTCCCCGCCAGATTGGGTGGGTGTAGTGGTCATCGACGGGGCTTCTTGGTCAAGCAATTCTTTGTCCTCAGCGGCATCGTAATCGCTGGACAAATAGTCGCGGCGTTTGAATTCATTCAAGTACGCCTCCCGGCTGATGTCCCCCGCCAGGCGAGCTTTACCGAGTTCCTGCATGGCTGTAACTTCCCCCATGTTCAGACTGAAGTCAGCGTAGATAGTCACTTCTCCGCATTGCTGCGGAGGAATTTTCAACCACGCCCCAGTACAAACCAGCAGTTGCTCAACAGTATCTTTCAACTCTTGAGCTATATCCTGTAACGCGGCGGCGGCTTCAGCTGTATCCAGCGCCCTGGCTGTGGCAGTCTGTGAACCTGAGCGTTGCATGACTGGCTCCATAGCCATGACCTGCATCTGTGCTTCAATCTTCTGTAGGTCATCCTCCCCGGATTTGATCGCCGCTCCGGTGTGCTCAACAAATTTCAAATCGGCCCCGGTGGGTTGTAGTATCAACCGGTTTGGCCCGATTTCAACCGGCGCGGACCCGTCTTCCTGCTGATCTTCCCAGCCACTACCAAACAATATTGGAACCCTGCTCACATGCAGTATGTTTCTCTGGTCGCTTGATGACTGCCAATGCGCTATGTTAAGGAACGCCAGATCCTCAAGGAGTGGGCGGTCTGCGGTAAGCAATGTGGCCCGAGCCGCGGTGAATAATGAAACCAGAGGTATAAAGTCAAGGGCGGTGATCCCATTGTCAACCTGTACCCAGCTGGTCAATGCATTACCATCTGGTTTGCGATATACGCGCCAGGTGCCAGGAGTAAGCACACGGTACTGCTCAATGGTCTTTTCTGCCCATTCCCCATCTGGGTAAAGAATAGTTTCCCGCAAAACCAGCTGCTGCAATTTATTCTGTGAATCTTGGCGCCACGACACCACATCTTCCGCCTTGTAGTGCAGCCATTTAGGTCTGAGGTTAAGTGTCTTGGCATCGGCCAAAGTCAAAGGTATCGGATTACCGTCGATGTCCTTAGGTAGTGCAGGCATATCTACCAGTACGTGGGTAACCCCGGCGGCGAGGGCATCAAAGGTGACGGTCGACATAAAGCGGTTTACATCACGTCCTTTGCCATGCAATCCGTCAACATCCTCTAACAAGATGGTTATTTCAGGAGAAACCTTGTCATCAATTAACAGCGGCTTGCTGAATAATTTACCATTCAACGCCCCGCATGCTTTACCAAATACGTTATACAGGGTGGTCCTGGCCAACCTGTTCTTGTACGCCTTTTCCGATTCCTTTGGTTCCTTGGGTAAGAACTTTTCCCCGGCAGCCCGCATCCCGGGAGTTCCGCCCAACAGCGCCCGGATTGGTTCTAGCTTAGAAACCGTCCTGTTGGAAGCAGCACAACGGGTAGATACGTCAGTAGTGTTCATTCTTCCCTCCAGTTAACGGTATATGTCCGCGCTATCAAAATTATAAGTTTACGGTCATAGGTTTTGCGCATTACATCCTCACTTTAAAATGTCAGCCATAAATTTATGAATTGGACCGGGAAGATCCCCGGCGTATTTTTGGTGCGTAAAAGCAGCGAATGATTCTGCAAACAGTTCTTCATGGCTACTGTCAAACCGTATACCGAGTCGTGTACCTCAACTGGTACCGCAGACTTAAATTTCTACCTCCATATTTCCAGCCAGCTTTCTACGAATAGGGAACTGTGAATGTATAAAATACCCCCCAGCATCGTTGGTATGGTCGTGCCCAGTCTTTTTATCAGGTTCCCCATTTTCCCCCCAGGCCTGTTGCTCTAAACTATCAGCGTATGTCGGGCAGTTTCTCGCATTAACAAAGTAGCGGCGCTTATGTTCCCCATTACAAAACATTGCCTGCATACTGTTAATGCGGTCTTTTACCGGCGGGTTCTGATTTGGAGCACGTACCCTAAAATTGGCGGCCTTGAGCAGAGCAATATCTGTTTCACTAGCGTTGACTGACTTTCGGCTGTCCCCACTCGAGTCAGGGTAAATGATCAACTGCCGGGTGGCCAAGTAGCGCCCCTGTTCAGCATCGTACTTCCAATACCGCTCTTTAAGTATGCGGATCATATCTGGAGTATCGTAGCCATTCACTACTTCATCAACGGCGTGCGGTTTATCTCCGCGGATTACATGTGCGATGGCGGCCATCTGACCCACGTTGAAATCCATCCCGATGTGCAGCACTTTGTCATCATCACTGATGGTCTCAACTGATCCATTTAGCGCCCTGTTGTAGGAACTGTAAATGGTCCCCGTCTTCAGATTGACAAATTGGCCATTGATGTAAGCATCAATAAGCTGCGGAGGATAGGACGCTAACAAACTTGGAATGTAATCTATCGGAAGATTAATTTCATTGTCGTAAGTGCTGGCCTGGATCAACCCGTAGGTGTTAGCCAGTTCGGGGTTAAGCAGTACCTGTTTCTTGAACTGATTATATACGAACTTGAATCCTTCGGGAGTCGTAGTGACGGTTATGCCATTCTGCAATGAGTCAAGGCCAGGCACTACGGTATCTGGATCTTGAACGTGGCGCAACCTGGCAATGATCTTTCGCCAGGCGGTCTGTGCTTTGGCCACGTGCATAACATCAATCTCGTCAACCATGGCTTTACCAATCTTGAATCCAATAATGGACTCTGGACGTTCCATTGATCGACAGATGATGGTACCACGATTGATACGGCCTGAATATACGTCTACTTCTTTGTTGTTTTCTCTTATTTTGACACTGAGGCCGCACGGCTCCAGGGCTTCTTCAATCGTTGGGTAGAAGATGTCCCGAATCTGTGGGTAAGTAGGCGCGAAGTATCCCGCATTGACGCCAGGATACTCCCAAAAGTGTTTGGCTAGGTCTGAACATCCCACCCATGTCTTGCCTGACCCAAAACCAGCAACAAATGCCTTGAACTTATGGGGCATTTGTATAAACCTGGTCTGGGGAATATTGAGGACCGGGCGGAGTGTTTCCATTATGGCGTTTTTTTACCGTCCTCGGTAACCTCAAGGTCTTTTATTCTACCATCTACCATGGTGAATTGTATATCGACCTTTTGACCGAGCGGCGTACCATCAATACTATCCAGCAAAGTGGTGGCCTGTAACTTCGGCATGCATCGGTCAAGGTACAACTCTAAACATCTGAGCACCCCTTTCTCCGATAACAGTACGAGCTTTGGTAAACCCGTTTCAAGGTCAATAATAGAACGGTAGCCATCGAAAGCCCATTGTCGCAAAGTGACGACGTCTTTCTTGGCTGTCTCTCCGAGACGTTCACGCATTTCGGAGGTAATCTTGTTCGGGGTACCTTTTGCTCGGCCCCCTTGTTTCATGCCCGGAAGGGCTCCTCTTCCCATGTAACTATTGTACACCATTACAAAAAACTTTTCACCACCTATTTTATATTTCTATGTTTTTTTCAAATTCCCCTTATATAAGGGCCAAAAAAATACAAATCCAAAACAAAAAACATATTTTTCAAAGCGTCTTGGTTACAGGCTATTATATTTACTATATCCACAGAATATCATCACTAATATGCTCTAAGTCATTGATATATCAGAATCCTATTAGCATATTAGCAAAAATAAAATAAAAAAATAAAATAAAATATTTTTTATCTTTTTTTTATTCATCTGATATTCTAATAAAAAAGCCTTTTAGGGACAACACCTATAACCCATTGAAATCATTGATCCTAAAAAATATTATTACAGCGCATTTTTGCTAATTTTTACTAATATTTCAGGCCAATTTCCGACCCTTTCCGGTAAAAACAACTCACAATTTTCCCGCCACCAAGACTGCGTTTCCATATGAACCATCTGAGCTTTTTCGCCATTGAACAGAAAAAATCCTTCTCCCTGCACCCTGACGAACAGCCAACAATTGGG